GAGTCTTTGACGCTGCTACTCTTACTGCTGGTGATGGTATAGACATCACTAACGGTGCAGGTGCAATTACGATTGCTACCGAAGTGGGTACTGCTTCAAATCTAGGTTCTGTAATTATCGCAGTTGGCGAAGGTATGGATGTGGCTTATTCAGGTGGTACTGCTACTCTTTCAGGAGAGGATGCAACTACTTCTAATAAAGGTATCGCTTCTTTTGCTAGTGCAAACTTTACAGTATCAAGTGGTGCAGTATCAATCACTGCTATTGATGGCGGGACATTTTAATTAACGCTATACAATAGGAGGAAGATATGGCAACAGTTATTCAGTTTAAGAGAAGTTCTACTCAGAATGATACACCTGCGACTAGTGATTTAGCACTAGGCGAATTGGCTATCAATACCTACCACGGTAGGGTTTACACTGAGAAGAATGATGGTTCGGCTGCAATCGTAGAAGTCGGTTCAGTTCCAGCATCATTAACTATCAATAACGCTATAACTTTCCCAACCAGTGATGGTTCAAGTGGACAAGTTTTAAAAACCAATGGTTCAGGAACACTTTCATTCGGAAATGTTGGTGGTTCAGGACTAACAATATACAAATATTCAATTACAGGTAATACAACAGCTATTACAGGTGCTGATGATGATAATAATACATTATCATATACACCAGGTAATGAACAAGTATATTTGAATGGTGTAAAACTAATAGATGCTGGTGCAGATTATACTGCCACCAACGCCACTACTGTCACTTTAGCGGCGAACGCAATAAATGGAGATGTAGTAGAAGTTGTAGTATATTCATCCGTTGACTTAGTTCAAGGATATTATACTGCTTCAACTTTTTCTACAACATCTGCAAACCAAGTATTGAGTTCAAACGCAGTTGCGAATAAGGCAATCAAGTATGTGTTGAGTGCAACACATGCTAGTGCAGGCACCCATGCTGCTGAAGTATTGTTAATCAATAATGGTTCAAATGCATACTTCGTTCAATACGGAGATGTATTTTCAACCGCATCGTTATTTTCGTTGAGTGCAGATATTGATTCAGGAAACATGAGATTACTTGTGACTCCTGTTAATACTAACACAACGATTGACACTTTCCAAATAAGACATTCATAGGGGGAATAAGAAATGGCTATAACTAAAAGTTTTAAACTCGCAGAGTTGATTAGACACCTTTCTTATGACTCAACAACTGATAGTATTACTACAGCTAAATCCATGTCAACTAAAGAAAGAACTAGAGGTAATGCTACTAAAACAGCTACAACTCAGTTCAATTTAGATACATTTGCACATGCAAGTTTTAGAGCTGCTAAATACATCATTGCGATGTCTAGGGGAAGTGACTTTCACTCTACAGAAATAATGTTGGTTCATGATGGCTCTGCTGTCACATTGACACAATACGGCACATTAAAGGATGCAACAATAGCGACATTTGATGCTGACATATCGGGAGATAATGTCAGATTAAGATGCACACCAGCATCTTCTTCTTCAAGTGTAATCAAATTCGAAAGAATTTTAGTAGACGCTTAATAAAATAAAACACTTTGTTTAAGGGGACTTACGAGTCCCCTTTTTTTCTTTCAAATATCAAAATATCATAAATAGTTATCATGGCAACTAAAGCAAAATTTTACGCAGATTTAGGACTAGAGTCCGCATTAAATACCCAAGTAGATGGAAATTTAACTGTTGATGGTAATTTAACAGTCACAGGAACTACAGTGACAGTAAACTCTACCACAACATCAGTTGGCGATTCTATGTTTGAATTTGCAAACCAAAATACTAGTGCCGATTTAATTGATATTGGTTTCTATGGAAATTATAATGATGGATTATCAGATGGTGGTGCATCAGAATATACAGGACTTTTTAGAGATGCATCAGATTCAACTTGGAAATTGTTTGATGGTTTAGAGGCTGAACCTTCAACAACAGTAAATGTATCTGGAACAGGATATGCTCTTGCTGATTTAACATTAGGAGATTTAACTGCAACTACATTAACAGCTGCAAGTTTATCATATCCTTCAAGTGATGGTTCTGCAAATCAAATGATTATCACAAACGGTAGTGGAACATTATCGTTTGCTAATCAACCACTCACAACAGGAACATTGACTACAACATCTACAAGTGCAACAACTTTAGATAGTATCGCAGTTGCAACTTATAGAGGTGCAAAGTATTCAGTCACAGCGTCAGATGCTACAGGTGGTGTTTATCAGATAACAGAGATTCATGTGATTCATAATGGTTCAGCCGCATCAATTACTCAATTTGGAACAGTTCTTCAAGGAGGTTCTACTGAATTGGGAACATTTACTGTAGATATTAATAGTGGTAATCTTAGACTTAGAGTTGCAAGTGCATCTTCAAACTCAACAGTTTATAAGTTTAAGAGAATAGACCACGCAGTATAAAAAAATAAGATTAATTAAAAAGATACTCTTTGGAGAACAGAAAGTATCTATAAATAATAGAGTTAGAAGACTTACTTAAAAGAAAAGGACACATAAATGGCAACAACAAACACATTTGTAATCGAATATGGTCTATCAGTAGGTTCTACAGAAGTAATAAATTCATCAGGTAAAATAATCGCCAGTGCGTTGTCAACAATAGACACCGATGACATAACAGAAGGTTCAACCAATGTTTATTATACTTCTGCAAGATTTAATAGTGCATTTGATACAAGATTAAGTAATGCTACTATTGACGGAGGAACTATCTAATGACCGCAAAGAATTTTACAATCAAAAATGGACTTACTATAGGAACTACAGAAGCTATAGATAGTTCTGGAGATTTAACGGCAGCTGCATTTGGAACAGCTGCATTAGAGGCAATTGATGATAGAGTCAACGCTCTTTTAACTGCTGGAACAGGCGTATCATTATCATATGATGACGCTGCTGGCACATTAACAATCAATGGACAACAAGGTGATGTCACAGGCGTAACCGCAGGTGATGGTTTATCTGGTGGTGGAACATCAGGTGGAGTCACACTTGCATTAGACCTAAACGAATTAACAGCTGCATCAGTAGATGTTGCAAACGATAGTATCGTATTAATAGATGCTAATGATTCAAACGGAAGTAAAAAAGAATCAATCGCAGACCTTGCCACTGCAATGGCAGGCACAAACATAACTGCTACAAATGGTGTCCTTTCAACAACAGCAGATATAACAGGTGTCACAGCAGGCGATGGACTTTCAGGTGGTGGAACAAGTGGAGCATTAACACTCGCACTAGATTTAAACGAATTAACAGGCGCTACAGTCGCTGTTGATGCTGATAGTATTCCATTTGTAGATGCATCTGATAACTCAACTAAGAAAGAAAGTATTGCAGACTTTGTATCAGGAATTGCTGGGACAGGTCTTACTGCAAGTTCAGGACAATTAAGTATATCAGAAACAGGAGATATATCAAGTGTTGTCGCAGGAACTGGTTTAACAGGTGGTGGAACAACAGGAGATGTCACTGTTAATGTTATAGGTGGTGATGGTATCACTGCAAATGCAAACGATGTTGCATTATCATCAACAGTCGCTGGTGATGGTCTATCATTTTCAAGTGGTGTTCTCGCAGTAGGCGTAGATGACTCTTCAATAGAATTAAATTCAGATGCAGTTAGAGTTAAAGCAAGTGGTGTGACTAATGCCATGCTTGCAGGTTCAATTGCAAACGCTAAACTTGCAAACTCATCTATAACAATTGATGGAAGTGCTACTGCATTAGGTGGTTCAATAACTACAACCAACACCGTAGATATGGGTGATGGTTTTAAAGTTGAAGATGGTGATGGAACAGAAGTCACAATAACAGAAAACAAACAACTTAAATTTGTAGAGGGTGGTGGTATTGACATCGACTTTACAGATACAGATAGTGGTGCAGACGGAGATGAGTTTGATTTAACATTTACAATTCCTGCAAGTGGTGTGACAAACGCTATGTTAAATGGTTCTATATCAAATGACAAACTCGCAGGTTCAATTGCAAATAGTAAACTTGCAAATTCAAGTTGGACAATTTCAGATGGTTCAAACACAACTGCTATCTCATTAGGCAATACTGCAACCTTTGCCGGTGGTGAAGGTATAGATGTTGCAGAAAGTTCAGGAACTCTTACAGTATCAGCAGAACTTGCAACAGAAACAAACGCTGGTGTCGCAACATTTGATGGAACAGACTTTACTGTATCGTCTGGTGATGTGACAGTAAACGCAGAAAGAATACAAGACATTGTTGGCGCAATGGTCACTTCAAATACTGAAACTGCAATTACAGTAACCTATCAAGACGGTGACGGAACTTTAGACTTTGCAGTATCAAATACAGACTCAATATCAGAAGGTTCTTCTAACCTATACTACACTAACGCAAGGGCACAGGCCGCTATAACTGCTGGCACAGGTGTCGCAGTAAGTAGTGGTGCAGTAAGTATTGGACAGGCAGTTGGCACATCAGACAATGTTCAGTTTGGAAATTTAGTTCTTTCAGGCAACTTAACAGTTAATGGTTCAACAGTAACCAACAGTTCAACAAATACAACGATTGAAGACCAATTAATAGAACTTGGAACAGGCAACACTGGTTCTGCATCAGGTGATTCTGGTTTTGTTATCGAAAGAGGAAGTGATGACAATGTATTCATAGGTTGGGACGAAAGTGCTGATAAAATTACTTTTGGAACAGGTTCGTTTACAGGCGCATCAAGTGGTGATTTAACAATCACACCAGCTGCTGTATCTACAGGTGCTTTAACAATTACAAACGCATCTAACAGTGGCGGAACTGCAAGAAACATATATCAATCAACATCAGCACCTGGAGGAGGTGATGGCGCAGTTGGTGATTTATGGATTCTTTACTCTTAATAAATAGTTAAGGATTATATAATATGGCAACAGGCTCACAGAAGGTAAAAACTCCATCAGGTTGGAACGCAACGCAAGGTGCGTGGGTGAAAACTGGTCCTACTACATGGAAAGATGTAGAACAAATCTATATTAAAACTCCTTCTGGTTGGAATAATGCATCTGGTCAAGAAAGTGTTCAACAACCTTATCCTTATATTGCGAATCAACAAGAACCAAATATAAGAAATGCACAAACACCATATCCTTATATTGCAAATGCACAAGAACCAAATATTAGAAACGCACAAGCGCCATATCCTTATATCGCAAATGCACAAGAACCTAATATAAGAAACCAACAGCAACCTTCTACTTATAGACATCCTGCTAACGGACAAGAACCGAACATAAGAAATCAACAGGAACCTAATATTAGAAATCAACAAGAACCTAATATAAGAAACCAACAGCAACCTTCAACATATGACCATAGAAGTCCTTCTACATATAGGGACCCTAGAACATATCAGAATCCTTCTACATATGACCACAGGTCGCCGTTGACTTATGACCACAGAAGTCCATTTACATATGACCACAGGTCACCTTTTACATATGACCATAGGTCGCCGTTTACATATGACCATAGAAGTCCTTTTACATATGACCATAGAAGTCCTTTTACATATCAGAGTAGACAACCAAATAACGCAAGAACATCTGCTCAGAACCCATTTACTTTCAATGCAAGAGAACCGAATAACGCAAGAACTTCTGCTCAGAACCCATTTACTTTCAATGCAAGAGAACCGAATAACGCAAGACAACCATTCACATTTCAGAATCCGTTCACTTTCAATGCAAGAGAACCTAATAACGCAAGACAACCTGGCAACTCTAGAAGTCCAGTGACATATAGTTATCGTAATCCGGTTCAAATACCATCTCCACCAGGTGGTGGTGGCGGTGGTTGTTTCGCTGCTGGTTCATTAGTATGGCTTGCAGATGGTAGTCATGCACCAATAGAACATTGCGTAGAAGGACAAAGAATAATGTCTTGGAATGAATCTACTAAAGTAATTGAACCGAAAGAAATATCATTAATGATGAAACCAAGAACTTGCCCAATCTATGATGTTGTATTATCAGATGGCAGAGTTTTACAGATAACAGATGGTCATCCAATAATGTTAAGTAATCAAGAATGGGGTGCTATTGATGTTGAGCAATGTGTAAGAGACCACTCATGGTTAGAAGGACTTAACTCACACGAATTTAAAGTTGGTGATTCTTTAATGTCCATGACTGATGCTATTATGTTTGATAGACAAGATGAAGTTGGTTTAGATATAGTAGAGATAAAAGAAAATTCAATAATGACAGTTTATAACATAAGTGGTGTTTCAACGAACCACACATACTTTGTAAATGGTATGTTAGTTCACAACGGTGGGAATAACCAGAAGAGATAAGATATGGCACAGCAACCACTCATCGCAAATACACAACAACCGTCTACTACCCAGACGCCGTTTACTTATCAGTCGCCATATATTGCATCTGCTAGGCAACCTAATAATGCGAGAACGCCTTTTACCTATCAGTCGCCATATATTGCATCTGCTAGACAACCATATAGACAACCATTTACCTATCAGTCGCCATATATTGCATCTGCTAGACAACCATATAGACAACCATTTACTTATCAGTCGCCTTATATTGCTTCTGCACAACAACCTAATATTCGTTCAGCACAACAACCTACTATAAAAGATGCTCAACAACCTACAATTAAGAACGCTCAGCAACCTACAATTAAGGACGCACAAGAACCTAATATCAGAAATCAACAAGAACCTAATATTAGAAATGCACAAACAACAGCGAACTATAGGCATCCTGTAAATGCACAAGAACCTAATATTAGAAATGCACAAACAACAATTACATATGACCATAGGTCGCCGCTTACTTACGACCATAGAAGTCCTTTAACATATGACCACAGGTCGCCTTTTACTTATAGGCATCCTGCAAACGCACAAACAACAATCACATATGACCACAGAAGTCCTTCAACATATGCAACACAAGGGCGACAACCTTCTACTTATGACCACAGAAGTCCTTCAACATATGCAAGACAAGGACAACAACCTTCAACATATGACCATAGGTCACCAACTACATATGCAAGACAAGGCAGAACACCTCTAATCCGTTGGGATGGTGTGCCTGGTAACTCTTGGCCTGGAAGTCCTATTACTTCTTAGTGACATAAATATCCGTAAGAACGGATTTATATTATGAGTATTCAAAGCAAATCTTTAGAAGAAACTATAGCAATTATTGAAAAAGAAGCGCCATTCGAACCTTCTTTTCATCTTCAATTGGGTAGTTTTAATGTCAATGAACCCTATGAAGATAAAGAAGCATACAAATCTTTAAAGTGGGTTATAGAAAATCAAAACTTAAAACTTAAAAAAGTCACATGGGGTGATATAGTAGATTTAATCAAAGAAGGAAAGTTCTATGGTTGGAATGCATTACAATCTCAATCTTTTGGTTATCAATATTTCTTACCACATGGTTATACAGTATCACCACAAAATCCAGAACCTGGTCATATAGGTATGGATTTTAAAAATAAGAATGATGAATATGAAGACATATCAAACTATGTTGATGATTATGATAGTTCTAATGGTAAAAGAAATATAAATTCTGTATATTATCATGCCGCTAAAGCGCATTGGTTAATTGACTCTATAAGAAAAGATGGACTATGGAATCCTATTCAAGGTAAAGTGAAAAGACAAGGAGATATGTTTAGATTGGAAATTCATCCAGGTTCTGTTCGTTCTCCTGTATTTGAATGTCTTAATGATAGAGATATGGAAATGTGGATATGGGACGACTTTGATGCGATACCTGTTCCTGAAATAGAAGTAGATGAGATTATAAAATGGGTTAGAGAAAAGATACAAGCAAATCCAGATAAGTATCACAAGAATATATCTTTTGCATTTACTCATAATTATATAGAAATACTTTGTGATTTACAACAATTAAGTTTTAGAAAAGATGTATATGAATTCAATAAGAAGGCATGTAAACTTGCAAAGGGTAAACATCTAAACATATACATTGGTTATGATTCTAGACATCAGAATCTTGCAGAATTAAATAAGAGATGTCTTGAACATGCATGTAGATATGGTGCAGGTGGTGGAGATGTTCACGATTTAATGAACAAATGGAAACCAGAGATTAAGTTTCTTGATATATCAAAGATACCAGAATACACTAGAGATTACGCAAACCAATCCACTGAATTTACATACAGTAGATTCTTAATACCATACTTAGAAAATTACGAAGGATTTAGTATATTCTTAGATGATGATATATTGTTTACCAAGAGTATATGGCCGATGTTCTACTTTTTAGATTTAGATGATGCAGTCGCATGTATTAAATATGACTTTGATAAGTATGCAGAAACTAAATTTGATGGTGAAAAGAATGTATCGTATCCGAAGAAACTATGGTCTTCGCTCATGATATTCAACAATGCACATGAAGATTGTAAGAAACTTACACCAGAAATAGTTAATACTGAATCTGGTAAATACTTACATCAATTTGAATGGACTGATAAAATATCTGAAATACCAGAACATTATGTCTTTACAGAAGGACATGATACAAGAGAAACTAATTGGAGACCTAGTGCAATACATTATACTAGAGGCGGTCCTTGGATTGAAGGTATGGATACGACTCAAATTGCAGAACTAAATACTTATATAAGTCTATTGAATAAATTCAATAATTAAGATATAATGGAGATATTATGAATATGTTAATTTATTGTGAGAACGGAAATCTCACTATCAGAAAACCTAACGGACTAGAATACACTTTTGAGAATACAGATAAACCTGAATTAGGTTTTGAATATGATGTATTGGTCTATGATGATATAGAAGTTAAGATTCTAAAGTGGAAAGAGAATACTCAATTTGATGAACAAGAGAAAATTAACCTAGTTGATACAGAAATTGATGCAATCGAAACATACATACAAAATTCAGCACCACCACAAGGTGTAAGTTTACAAAATCAATACAGTAGTAGTCTACAAGACATGTGTTCTGGTTTTATAATGGACCAATCTGACTCTTATGGTTTCACTGATATGATGGATGTAGTTGCAGCTGGAAGAGAAGGTTCAAATCATCCTTTAAGGTCAGATGCAAGAAGAGTATTGGAATACTATGATGCTGTGTGGAATGTTTATATAAATGTTGTAGATGAAATTAGAAACACTAGAGAAGATGCTTTAAGAGAATACTCAGACTACAAAAATCAAATACCATCACCACAGAAAGCACTCATAGATTAAACTATGAATAAAGACCTAGAAGTAATCTATCTAGATAGACCTTTTCGTTTGGAAGAATTTCCCATAAAGAATAAAATTTATGTGATTGATAATTATTTAGAAAGGAGTTTACATCATTGGATTAATAATATTGCAACAGACAGTGCAGTATGGTCTAAAACAAATTCAGTAAGAGGTCACAGCAAAACAGGTCTACCACACCATTCATTTTGGGGTTCATCATTTTTTCAAGGAAGAAATGGTGTTGCTGAAAGGGATAGAAAGTGTGTTTCAGAATTACAATCAATTCCGTTTAGATGGTTGAATAGAAGAATATGCACGGACTTTGGGTTTAAATGGAAAAGATTTCAATACATGGGTGTAAATTCGCAGACATATGGTCAACATGGAACGACTCATAGTGATTGTCAAGAAGAAAATGATTGGAACATTTCATTCTTATATTATTATAACACATATTGGAATCCTGCATGGGGCGGTGATTTAAGAATATACGATGAACCACAACAAGGGTTAGACGGAAGAGATGAACATATTAAGAATCATCAAATCGGAAACATTAAGTTTGTTCCGAATAGACTATTGATGTTTGACGGAAGAATACCACACGGTGCTGATGCGCCGACAGAAAGAGCAAGATATATGGATAGACGCTCAATAGTTCTAAGAGGAGATGAAATAGAACTAGTAAACAAAGAAGAATTTTATAATGCCAACGATAGATTTCACTACATTTAATGAACATAGTTTAAAGAACTTTAAACCTGTTCTCGCAAAATCACTTTCTCCAGATTGGTGGAAGAAGTTAAAGATTTTTCAAGCAGTTAGAGGAAGAAGAACGCAAACTATTCGTGCATGTCCAGCGATGCATGATTGGTTAAAGTCTGGTTGGTATATACTCGCAAACAGAGATATAGAAGTATTAGTTGGACAAGATAGAGAAGGATTATCTAACGAAAACTTTGTCACTAGAGACCATACAAATTCTGGTTATAATTCACCATCGCATCCATCTGAACAATTTGATAATGCATTTGATTATATAAAGAATACTAAAGGTCATGTTAAAGATGCATTTAAAATGAGAAACCCTTGGAACATTATTACACCAGATGGTTATACTTGTTTTTATCTAGACCCATTTCTATTTCAAAACAATCACTTTGCTGTTTGGCAAGGTATAATAGATACAGATAAGTTTAACACAAATCAAGACAATTCGCAAATTATATTTTATCCTAAAGTGGAACACTCTTTTGTTATACCAGAAGGCACACCATTAGTTCAGATAATACCATATAGAAGAGAAGAGTGGACTGCAACATATCAATTAAAAGATGCAAAAGTATGGCATGAGAATAGAAGTCAATATACATCTAACGCAGATATGCCATCTATGGATGAACAAGGAAGAAGAGAGTATGACTCATATAAAGATGATGAATCTAAGAAACTAGGTCCATATAGAAAAGAAGGATATTGGCAAGAGAAAGGTCAGTTCTATAGTGAAGAAGAACCACCACCAGAATGTCCTTTTCATAAAGGAGATAAAAATGTCAGTTAGATTAATGTATCCAGTTTACCTTTTTCAGAAGTCTTATCTACATGAAGAAAAAGATAAGAACTCTCAAATGACCGAAGAATATTTTGGTCTATTAAAAGATGAAATGGATGCAATGAGAAAGAGAGATACAGGAAGATTTTTATCTAATCAAGAAACAAGTAGTTGGCAATCTAACGATGGTGTAGAAACTAATCCTATATTCATTGGTGCAATAAGACAAATACACAGAGAAGTTAGAAATGAGATTATGCCTTTCTTTGGTGCTAAACCTGATAGTTTTGATATAGAATTTCATAACTCATGGGGAAATATAAATGGTTTTGGTGCATGGAATTCTCCACATTTACATAATGGTTGTTTCTATTCAGGTGTTATGTATATAAGAGCAGATGGCGATGAAGGAGATTTACAATTTATAGATAAAGACCCTAAAGTAGTTTCTGATATGCCTGCTGTTCCAAGATTACATGAGACCGTTAGAATCAGACCTAGAACAGGAGATTTGTATATGTTTCCTAGTGGAACAATGCACATGGTCGCACCAAATTTAACCGATAAAGATAGATACAGTATATCGTTTAATCTTCAAGTTAGAATGAGAGGTTATACACTTGGACGCAACGAAGATAACTTGTGTAGAGGCGACATAAAAAATCTAGACAACATATGGGATATAGATGATAAAGGCGACTATATTTACTAAATAATGGCATGGAATTTGTTATCGACCCACACATGCTATGGAACTTGGTTCTTACTGTTATAGTAGTTCCTGGTGGTTGGCTAATTAGAAGTATCTTTGCAGAACAGAAGAGAATTGATATACTAATCAATAAGACAAGAGAAGAGATTGCAAAAGATTATGTTACCAGAGAACAAATGGAACAAACTTTTCAAAGAATTATCGACTCTATAGAAAGAATAGACGAGAAGATAGATAGACTCCAAACAAAAACTTATTTCCAAGATTAGAATTACTATAAATAGTAGTATAAACAGGAACTACTACTATGGCAACACCAAACAGTAAAGCAACATTTAAAGAATACATCAAGAGAGCCCTTGGAGCTCCTGTTCTGGAAATCAATGTAGATGATGACCAGTTTGATGATAGAATAGACGAAGCGCTACAATACTTTCATAATTACCACTATGATGGTAGTATAAAGACTTATTTAAAACACCAGATTACCGACACCAAAATCACTTCTATGAAGAGTGATGAATCTTTTACAGAAACATCTGCTGGAAATCACGCATATACAGACGAAGCATTTAAACAACAACAAAATTATATTATTTTGCCAGACTTTGTAATGGCTGTTATGAATATATTCCCTTTCAATGATAAACATAATCTAAACATGTTTGATTTAAGGTATCAACTTAGATTGAATGACTTATATGATTTAACTGCAACCAATGTTCTTTATTACGAGATGGTGCAACAACATATAAGATTATTAGATAATATTCTTGTTGGAAGACAACCAGTTAGATTCAATCAACATCAAAATAGATTATATCTAGATATGGATGTAGATATGATTAATGCTAACGAATGGTTAATTATAGAGTGCTACAGAAAATTAGACCCTAACGACTTTACAGATATTTACAACGATATGTGGTTGAAGAAATATGCAACTGCAAAAGTTAAGTATCAGTGGGGTGAGAACTTAGCGAAGTTCCAAGGTATTGCGTTACCAGGTGGTATTACACTAGATGGTCAACAAATGAAACAAGAAGCGCAAGAAGAAATACAACGACTCGAAGAAGAGTCAAGATTAAATCATGACATGTTACCTATGGATATGATTGGATAATGAGATATGCCAACTAATGTTTTTTTCAACCATGCAGTCCAAACAGAACAACAACTATACGAAGATTTAGTTGTTGAGTCATTAAGGATTTATGGACATAATGTTTATTATTTGCCTAGGCAAGTAATAGAAGAAGATACGATACTGAATGAAGATGTTCAATCTAAATTCGGTGATGCGTATTCTGTTGAAATGTATCTTGAAAATACAGAAGGTTTTGAAGGAGAAGGAGACCTTATGTCCAAGTTTGGTGTTCAAGTCAGAGACCAAGCAACATTTGTTATATCACTAAGAACTTGGGAAAGATTCATTTCTCTAGACGGAAACCTCGCAACATCATTCAGACCTAACGAAGGAGATTTAATATACTTTCCATTAAGTGGTGGAATGTTTGAAATCAAATTCGTAGAACACGAAGACCCATTCTATCAAGTTGGTAAATTATTTGTATTTAAGATGCAGTGTGAACTGTTCGAATACAGTCAAGAAGATTTCGATACAGGCTTTGGCGATATAGACCAAATAGAAGATGAACAGGCATACTCATTACAAATGACAATGGCAAGTGGTAATAGTAAAGACTATGTTGCTAACGAGAATCTAACTAAAGGTGGCACAGTTGTCGCAGAGGTTGTTTCATGGAACGCACCTACTAGTAAACTACTTGCTAAAGATATAACAACAACACTAGTTGCAACCGATGTATTAGTTGGTGCAATATCAGGCGCACAATACACTATCAATTCAATAGATGATAGAATGAAATTTACTAATGATGCGGCTGCTCAGAACTTAGATTTCGAACAGAAGGATTCTTCATATCTAGATTTAAGTGAAGTTAACCCATTTGGAGAACCATAATGATAGAAAAAATAATTGCAGATACACTTGGAATAAAAGAAGATGCTATTAAAGATGAATCAAATCTTGTAGAAGATTTAGGCGCAGACTCACTCAATATTGTTGAGTTAGTTATGCAAGTTGAAGAACAATTTGATATGGAGATTCCTGATGAAGATGCGGAATTAATAAACACTGTATCAGATTTAAAACAGTATATAGAGGACTATTCGTAATGTTCGGAACTTATTTCTATAACGAAACTATTAAGCGATGCGTATCAGTATTTGGTACCATGTTTAATAATATTCAGTTTAAGAAAGTTAAAGCAGATGGAACTGTTTTAACATCTCCGATTGTTCCTATATCTTATGGACCTAAACAAAAGTTTTTAGATAGAATTGCAGAAGAACCAAATCTATCAGATAGTAATAGAAGTGCAATCTCATTACCTCGTATGGCATTTGAACTTACAGGTTTTGAATATGATGTTGCAAGACAACAGAATAAACTTTTAAGAGCTCACAAGTCTGTTTATGAGGCAGATGGTAAGAGAGGGTTTCAATATCAACCTGCACCTTATAATTTAAACTTTACATTGTCTATTCTAACAAAGAATATGAACGATGCATTACAGATAGTAGAACAAATACTTCCATACTTTCAACCAGAATATACAGTCACGATGAAGATGGTTGATTCTATGCCAGATAATAGAGATGTTCCTATCATATTAAACAGTGTATCATTCAGTGATGAATATGAAGGTGGGTTTGATGATAGAAGAATTATAGAATACACTTTAGACTTTACTATGAAAACATACTTCTTTGGACCTGTATATACAGGCAACCTTATTAAGAATGTTATTGAAAGAACTTATGCAGGCGATGGTAATACTGCATTTACATCTTCTGAAATAACACAAACTGGTTTAGTTAAAGAAGTTAAACACTATGAACCAGCCTTTGCAGCTAGATGTAATGCTGTAAGTAATTCAACTACAGTCACCTTTGAAGATGCGATAAATACTAAGATAAGTGTAAACGATGAAGTTTTTGGAACTAATCTAACAACTAATCCTACAGTTTCAGCTATTACAGGTGATAAAAAAGGAATTACATTAAACAATGCAATTACAGTTGATGCGAATACACTGCTTAAGTTTGTTGGTTCAGTAGACCCAGCAGACACATTTGTAATTGCAGAAAATGTGACATTTTATGATGATGGTTCAGGAAAAACTTTTGCTGACGAAGACAATACTTAATTATGAGTGATGATATAAATCAAAAATTAGATGATATTCTAAATATCGAATCCGGTATTAAAAAAGAAACACAAGTAGTCAAACTTCCTTCTCGACATGAGAATATGGAAACAGACTATAAGTATGCTAGAGAAAACCTTTATGGACTTGTTGAAAGAGGACAAGATGCAATAGAAGGCATACTACAACTTTCCAAAGAAACTGAACATCCTCGTGCCTACGAAGTCGCAGGCCAATTAATTAAAACTGTTGGAGAAACAGCAGAAAAACTTATAGACTTGCAACAGAAGTTAAAAAAGTTAGAGGGTGAAGACCAAAAGATTGGACAACAACATAATCATTTGTATGTTGGTTCAACATCAGAGTTGCAGAAGTTTCTTAAAAAGAATGACAAAAAATAAAGATTACCTAAGATTTTTTAAAACTGCATATTGTTTCATGGACAAACAAAGAGATGAAGCGTATGAAAGTTGGATAGCTGAGAATGTAAAAGATAAAACAGTTATAGACTTGGGTGCAGGTTCAGGTATACTATGTTATCTTGCAGTCAAGTATGGCGCAAAGAAAGTATATGCATTAGAACGAAAAGGTAGACTCATTCATAGAATGAAAGAAATACTCGGAGATAGTGTAGAGTATATTCACGCAGATTTATTAGAGGTAAATCATTTACCAGAATGTGACATATATCTACATGAATGGTTAACATCAGAGTTTTGGAACGAAAAAAGATTCCTTACTAATTGGTATCATGAAAATCACGAAGAGATGAAAGTTGGACATATATTAGATTTAGTAAGATATGCAACATGGAATGGATTTATAGACAAATTATATCCAAATACTGTAGAACTTTCTGATATAGATGGAGAATCTCAATCAGTAGGATTCGTAGAGGCAGATGTGAATTCATACTCTAAATACTCCAAACAGTTTATTAAAGACTATTATGGTGATATAGAGTTAGCAACTCATTATGAGAATAAAGTATTTAAGAAAGATGTTATATGGAAAGGACATATAAAAGATTTGGAATATCTAGAAGTGAATAATTTTCTAGGTTGGGAGTTATCATTTGATGGTAAACACGCATTATCAAATCATTCACCAATATCACATTGGGGTTTAAAACATGGTTCAAGCTAAAAACGAAGGTTACCTAGGTAACAATTTAATCAAAAGAGCAGGTGTAGAGACCAAATACACCGAAGAACAGATAGCAGAATATCAAAAATGTTCAGAAGACCCTTGTCATTTTATAGAGAAGTATTGTCAAATAATATCTTTAGATGAGGGATTAGTGCCATTTACCTTGCGTGGTTATCAAGAGAAGTTGATAAATCACTTCAATGAACACCGATTTAGTGTTGTTTTAGCTGCTAGACAGAGTGGTAAATCAATCACTTCTTGTGGATATCTCTTATGGTATCTATTATTCACGCCAGAAGTCACTGTGGCGATTCTGGCGAACAAAGGAGCGATTGCAAGGGAAATGGTAGCAAGAATAGTAACCATGTTGGAAACCGTGCCATTCTTCTTACAACCAGGCGTAAAGATACTGAATAAAGGTAATATAGAGTTTGGTAATGATAGTAAATTAGTGGCGGCCGCAACATCTTCAAGTTCTATTCGTGGTATGTCAATTAACATGTTGTATCTCGATGAGTTTGCTTTCGTAGAAGATGCAGAAACATTCTATACTGCAACATATCCTGTGGTAACATCTGGTAAAGATTCAAAGGTTATTATTACATCTACTGCAAATGGTGTGGGTAATATGTTCCATAAGATATATGAAAGTGCTGTTCATGGTAATTCAGAATATGAAAGTTTTTTAATTAACTGGCATGATGTGCCTGGTAGAGATGAAGAATGGAAGAAACAAACAATTGCAAACACATCAGAAGCACAATTTGAACAAGAATATGGTAATAGTTTCTTAGGGACAGGTAATACTCTTATCAACGCAGACACCTTATTAGGTATGAGAGCGCTAGATGGAGAATGGAAAAAAGATGGTTTAACAGTATATGAAAAACCACAAGCAGGTCATAACTATGTCACAACAGTAGATGTTTCGCAAGGAAGAGGGTTTGATTTCTCTACTTTTAGTATATTTGATGTGACTAATAGACCATTTAGACAGGTTTGCACCTTTAGAGATAACATGGTTAGCCCTTTGCTATTTCCGGATTTAATAAATAAGTATTGTAGTAGATATAATGAATCTTTAGTTATTATCGAAAATAATGCAGAGGGTTCAATGGTTGCTACACAATTACATTATGATATTGAGTATCCTAATGTTTTTGTCCAAGGAATGACAAAAGCAGAAGATATTGGTATCACAATGTCAAGAAAGATTAAAAGAGTTGGTTGTTCTACTCTAAAAGAACTTCTAGAAGAAAACAGACTCGTAGTAGTTGATAGACCCACGATAACAGAATTAATGACATTTGTTAATAAAGGTTCATCATTCGAGGCTGATAGAGGTTATCATGACGATATGGTCATGAATTGTGTTCTTTTCGCATGGTTTGTCACCACCGAATTTTTCACACACTTAACAGATACCGCTGTAAAAGACTTACTTTATGCAGAACAACAGAAAATGATAGAAGACGATTTATTACCAGCAGGGGTATTCGGAGAGCAAACAGGCGATACATTTGTAGATTCAGAGGGAACTTTGTGGTCTGTAGATGGTGTAAAGTAGTTTGTTAGATAAATAAAATATATAAATAAAAGTGTAAACAACTTTTACAATGTAAAAATACATTAACAGGAGAAAAGTATGGCATTTCAAGTTTCACCAGGCGTTCAGGTCAAAGAGATTGACCTATCGAATGTTGTCCCAGCAGTATCCTCAACAAGAGGTGCTTTCGCTGGTTTATTCCAATGGGGTCCTGTTGATATAGTAAAAACAGTTTCAGACGGACAACAGTTGGTTGATGAATTTTTCGAACCAGTTAATACAGACGCTGGAGCCGAAGACTTCTATTCAGCAGAATCATTTTTGAAATATGGTTCTTCTTTGAGTGTTGTTAGAATAGCAAACACAGGGTTATTCTCAGCAAACCAAAGTGGAAATGGCGCAACATTATTAAAACATTCTGATGATTACACGAATACTTTCAAAGCTGGTGGTCAAGCAGGTACAGTAGGAAAATGGATATCTAGATATGCAGGCGTTTTAGGAAACTCTCTTAAAGTTTCAGCTTGTGCATCTAGTGATGCTTACTTCAACGATAACGCTTCTCTAATAAACAATGGGGCAGGATACGCAGTTGGTTCAACATCAGTTGTAGTAGACAATGGCGCTTTGTTTGTTGTTGGAGATATTGTTAAGTTCGCAAACCACAGTAATCACTATAAGATTACTGCAATTTCCTCACACAC